ATTTTTTTTTTATTTTATTGTTAAGAAAGGAGAACTCGAAAGAGCAAAACTCCTGTTCTATAAGGTGGGAGGCGCGTCCTGTTTATGAACACGGACGTGCGATGGATTCCAATAGTAGCTCATACTTTCAAGAATGAACTCCCGATCTGGCACAAACATATTGAAAACTTCCTCTCGAGTTGGGACGTAACTAAAATCAAAGCTGACTCCTACTTTAACAAGAATATCCAATGCCTGTTGTGGTAAGAGACTTACATCAGGAATCTTCCCTTTTAGGAACCTCTTCTGTAAAATCTCAAGAGCCCTAGATATCATTAACCACGCTTCGGTATTTGTCCCGTGACTGTCAATCAGATAAGCAACTAAACGGAACCACTCTAGCTCAGGTGTAAGAAGGGTATGCGACATCCCCATACGGGCTAGGTAGTAGTGTGTATCTCGATAAGGCATAACGAACTGGGTTACTTTACCATCAGCTTCTGTGCGAGTGAATACGACCAAACGGCGCTTAAGAAGGATAGGACCCTCTACGAGGATCTTTCCTGTTGCAAAGTCTATCCTAGTAAATAAGAAGGAAAACTCTCCCGTTTGATCAGGCTTAATCTCCTTGTGCCAATACTTCTTGCAGTACTTGGTAAAGCTAGCAAGGTTGGCCCAAGCTTGAAAATGGAGCGGAATGCGGACAGCCCCATCGTCTCCGTAAACGAGCCATTCTATAGCTCTCTGGACAACCTCTTCCCAGAAAGTTTTAGCATGGTGGTACCCTAATCGACGGAAGATCTTTCGACGCGTATGGATCAAGTAGCAGATGAACATGAGGCAAATATCAACCTCATTAATTGCTGTAGTGTTGGCGTCCCCGGAGAAGTTGATACCGAGGACGATACGGCAAAAGTCATCAAACCAAGCAAGAACCTTAGCACACGAATTCTTCGATAGATACTGGAACAAACGCATTAACGGTCCGTATCGTTTATGCGTAGAATCGTAAGACATAGTTGCGATAGCATAAGTCAAGAAAATCATAAAAGCAGTGACAGATTGATCCTGCTTCTTAACGTCAAACGTCAGGAAGTTTGCAGGAACTGGGCTCGTTACTCGGAACTTCAGAGCAATGATCTGAGCTCCACCTTTCGCCCACTTGTGTCCAACAAATATACCTCGTTTGCCATACAAACGGGAAAATGCTGGAAGAACATAAACCTTGTCTAAAATCTGCTTCGGAAATGCACACTGAAAGAACACGCGAGTCTTTTCCTCGTCAGCCTCGTGTATGACATTTCCATCCTGGTCAAGGATTTCTCCTATACGCAACTCCGGCTTTATTGACGGGTTGCTTACCATGGGATGATGATCTATCTCCTTCCCTTCGATATGAGCAGTCACTGACTTCCTCCATATCAACCTAGCGTCTCGGAAGGCAAATGGGAATTCAGTGCCCTTCGGGGGATTACTCCCAAACCGAAGCTCAAAGCCTCCAATCATTTGCCTCTTACGCGGCGAGGCAATCGGTCCGGATTTCTTTTGCTTGTCGTACTTAATGTCTTCTTCCCTAAGATCCAAGAAATTGGGAACATTCATAAGATGCTTACCTATGTGCGTTTCTTCTACAAAGAAGCACAAGGCTTCAGCCAGATCGAGCATTGGAACCCGTATCCGTAGCTGATTGTCATCTCTTATCATTTTACGG